GTGGCGGAAGTTTAGTTTCTTTTGATGCAACACTTGGACCTTATTTCCAATACCAATATAGTGCATTAACAATGATACCTTCCTTGGGTTTTATAACTTACGGAGGATTTGAAGTTCTTACAGGAAATATAACAACAGGATATATACCTAAAAAATCACCTATTGGAGTTACAGACTCAAATATATACGATGATGATATAAATGTAGGTATTGGTACAACATCTCCTGCAACAAAATTAGACGTTAATGGAGTAATAACAGCAACAGGTGGTAATTCAACTTCTTGGAATGCAAAACAAGATCCAATAACACTAACAACAACAGGAACAAGTGGTCCAGCAACATTAGTTGGAACTACTTTAAATATTCCTGAATATGCTGGAGGTGGAGGCTCAACTCCTATTGATATTCAATTATTTACTTCAAGTGGAGTTTGGACTAAACCAGTTGGAGCGTCTTATGTAGAAGTTTATTTAGTTAGCGGTGGCGGTGGCGGTGGCTCAGGTAGAAGAGGAGCAACATTAACGGCTAGATATGGTGGCGGTGGTGGAGCGTCTGGAGCAATAACGTCAGCAAAAATGAACGCTACTTCATTATCGTCAACGGAGAATATTTGGATTGGAACTGGTGGTAATGGAGGTGCTGCTATTGCTATAGACAATACAAACGGAGCAACTGGATCAAGCGGATTAACTTCGTATTTTGGAGGAACTGGTACAGCTGCAACATCAAAAATAAGTACATCAACAGGTGTTGGAGGAGCTGGAGGTACTAATGTAAGTAATAGCGGAAGTTCATCATTTGGATCATATATTTTTAGTCAATTAGTTACTTCTGGATCTTACGCATCTGGATCAGTTGGACCTAGTGCTTTTGGAGGAGGTGTTAGTGGCGTTGTATTAAGACCTTTAAATTCTGGCGTTTATGGTGGTGGAATAACCGCTGCAAATGCACCTACAGCTGGTCAAGGAAATAGAATAACTGGTGCAGCGTCAGCACAAATAATAACTACCGCGAACGGAGGTGCTGTTGGTTCCGCTGGAGATGCTGGGGCATTTATAACAAATAGTGCGTCAAATTTATTTTATGCTAATGGAGGAGCTGGAGGAGGCTCTGGAGATATATTAGGAACTGTTACTGGAGGAACTGGTGGTGCTGGTGCATTTGGTGCTGGTGGTGCTGGTGGTGGAGCTTCTACAAATGGAGCAAATTCTGGTGCTGGGGGTAGAGGTGGAGACGGATTTTGTATAGTAGTAACATATTTTTAAAATAATATAATGAATAAAAGATACGCAATAATTGAAAAAGGAATTGTAGTTAATATTGTGGCTGCTACTATCGATCCATCAAGTATGACAGACTTATTATGTATTGAGGTAGATGATACAATTGAAATTGACTATATATATAATGGTAGTAATTTTATAAAAAATGAAATAGAAGAAAATTAATAAATATTTAATATATAAAAATAATTCATATCTTTGTAAAAAATTTAAATAAAATGAAAACAGTAACAACAGAAGAATTAGAAAATTTAAAAGACTTAAGTCTTAGATTTAACGAAGCAAAGGTTTCAATCGCTGAAGCTGAATTAGCAAAGCATAAATTTTTTAGAGATTTAGACGCTTTATCTGCTCAGTATAAAGAATTAGAAGCTACGTTAATCGAAAAGTACGGAAACGTAAATATAAACTTACAAACAGGAGAAATAAATGACCAAGATTAGTGCATATCCATTAGTATCAACACCTACAATAGACGATTTATTAATAGGTACTGATTTTGAAAATCACAAAGAAACAAAGAACTTTAGTATACAAGATATTATTGATCTTACTGTTCCTTATAAGATATATAATGCTATACTTACTCAGTCTAGTAATTTAGATCCAGTTGCTACAGTTTTGCAAAACACGTTGGGATCTCCAATTGTTTGGACTAGAACCTCAGCTGGAATGTATTTAGGAACATTGACTGCAGCATTTCCAACTAATAAAACATTAGTACAGGCTACAAACTCTACTTACAAGATAAACATGGTAGGTAATATATCTCCTAATGAGATACAGCTATTCTTGTTTGATCCGATAGCGAATAACTACTCAGATGGATTTACTAAGCTATCTATAGAGATTAAAGTATATAACTAATGGATATCCGTAAAATATCTATAGGTCCAGATTATAAGAATGCAATGAGTTATATTCATGGGCAAGATGTTTTAAATGGATCTCACAAGGTTCATCTTATATTTTTTGATGAATCAAAGGATAGTTTTAAAATTTGGATAGAGAATGATTCTGAAGAAGTTTTGCTTTGGAAAGAATTTAATTCTAACATGCCAGTATCTATAGAATATAATATAAATTTCTAATGAAATCTCCTTATTGCTTTATCGTTAAGCCATTAGATGGTAAGCGATATAATAACACTAAAGAAATAGGTGGTATTAACTTAATTGTAAGCACGTCTCAAGAAGATCATACCGTATCTAATAGAATAGGAGTAGTTGTATCTACTCCTGTTGGTTATAATGGAGATATAGTTCCTGGAGATTTGCTTCTTGTAAATCATAATGTATTTAAATTATATTATGATATGAAAGGTAGAGAGAAGAGTGGTGCTAGTTTTTTAAAGGATGACTTGTTTATGGTAGACAACGAACAGTTCTTTATGTACTTTCACGATAACAAGTGGAGTGCTCATTCAAAGTATTGTTTTATTAAGCCAGTAAAAACTAAGGAATCTATTATATATAAAAACACCCAAGAGGAGCCACTTATTGGTACGATAGAGTACATAAATCAAGAATTAGTAGATCTAGGTCTATCTGTTGGAGATGAGGTCTCATTTGAGCCAAATAGCGAATATCCATTCTATATAAATGATGAAAAATTATATAGGATGTTTACAAATAACATTACAATAAAATGGAATTAAAAGAAATCAAATTACAAATTATAGACGCTGGAGAAAAAGCTGTCATGGAACTTATAAAGGTTGCATCTGATCAGATACTTAAACCAGAGGATGACGGAACAGATCTGTCAGCAGATAAACTAAAGAACGCTGCTTCAGCTAAAAAATTAGCAATTTTTGATGCCTTTGAAATTTTAAACAGGATAGAGCTAGAAAGAGAAAAACTTTCTGATGAAGCTCCTGTAAAAGAAGAAAATAAAATACAAGGATTTGCAGAAAGAAGATCAAAATAGTTTATATACTATAGTTCACGATCATATTCCACCACAAGTTATTGTAAACAAAAACAAGGCTAAGAGTTGGGAGTATGGTTATAACGAGAAGTACGATATGGTAATCATCTCTAAGGATGGTACCATTGGAGATATCTATAACATAAACGGACTAAATATAGCTCTTCCTTCTGTCGCAAATATAGTATATAAACGCGACAAAAAACCTGAGAACCAATACTGGGAACCATTCGAATACCCTAAAGAACTTAGTAATATAAAGACCATCTTTAACTGGCATACAATGCCTAAATCATTTAAAGATAAGTGGGTTGATTATATTGAGGAGGAGTTTGATAGGAGAGAGAATGGTTTTTTCTTTATGAATAACGGAGTTCCTACATACATCACAGGATCTCACTACATGTATGTTCAGTGGACTAAGATTGACGTTGGTCTTCCAGACTATCGTGAAGCCAATAGGATATACTATATATTCTGGGAGGCATGTAAGGCTGATCCTAGATCATTTGGAATGGTGTATCTAAAGATTAGACGTTCTGGGTTCTCGTTTATGGGATCTAATGAGCTATCTAACACAGGAACACTTGCAAAGGATGCAAGACTTGGGATACTATCAAAGACTGGTAACGATGCTAAGACAATGTTTACCAATAAGGTTGTTCCTATCATAAGCAACTATCCATTCTTCTTCAAGCCTATTCAGGACGGTATGGATAAACCAAAGACAGAACTTGCCTTTAGAGTACCTGCCGCTAAGATTACCAAGAAGAACATGTACGAAAACAACGAGACCACAGAAGAAATAAAAGGTCTTGATACTACTATTGACTGGAAGAATACAGCAGACAACAGCTATGATGGTGAGAAACTTCTTTTACTAGTTCATGACGAGTCTGGTAAATGGATTAAGCCTGATAACATTCTTAATAACTGGCGTGTAACTAAGACGTGTCTTAGATTGGGTTCTAAGATTATTGGTAAGTGTATGATGGGATCTACTCCTAATGCACTTGAAAAGGGAGGAGCTAACTTCAAGAAACTCTACGAAGAATCAAATATAAAGACTCGTAACGCCAATGGTCAAACAAAGTCTGGAATGTACTCACTATATATACCAATGGAGTGGAACTTCGAGGGATACATAGATAGATACGGTATGCCAGTATTTAGAAAGCCAGAGAAACCAGTACTTGGAATCGATGGCAACATGATTACAGATGGTGCCATTGACTATTGGGAGAATGAGGTTGCATCTTTGAAGAGTGATGCAGATGCTCTTAATGAGTTCTATAGACAGTTCTCAAGAACAGAGTCTCACGCGTTTAGAGATGAGAGTAAGGCATCGATATTTAATTTAACAAAGTTATATCAACAGATAGACTATAACGACTCTCTTATAAAGGATAGAGTTCTTACAAAGGGATCATTTAGTTGGCTAAATGGAGAGAAGGATACTAAGGTTATTTGGACTCCAGATCCAAGAGGAAGGTTTACAGTATCGTGGATTCCAGAGAAAAGTTTACAGAATAATATAGGTTATAAGAATGGAAATAAGTATCCTGGTAACGATCATATTGGTGCATTTGGATGTGATCCATATGACATATCTGGTACAGTAGGTGGTGGAGGATCTAATGGATCTCTACATGGACTTACTAAGTTTAACATGGATAATGCTCCGAGTAATCACTTCTTCTTAGAGTATATAGCAAGACCTCAGACAGCTGAGATATTCTTTGAGGATGTTCTTATGGCTTGTGTGTTTTATGGAATGCCTATACTTGTAGAGAACAATAAACCAAGATTACTATATCATTTTAAGAATAGAGGATATAGAGGTTTCTCAATGAATAGACCTGACAAAAGTTTTAATAATTTATCTAAGACAGAGAGAGAGCTTGGAGGTATTCCTAACTCATCAGAAGATGTAAAGCAGTCACACGCATCTGCTATTGAATCATATATAGAGAAGTATGTAGGACTTGATTTAGAGGGAACATATAGAGACTCAGATGAGATGGGATCAATGTATTTTTCAAGAACAATAGAGGAGTGGGCTAGGTTTGATATAAACAATAGAACAAAGTTTGATGCTGCAATTAGCTCAGGATTAGCTATTATGGCTAATCAAAAAAACATGTATACTCAAGTCAAAAAAGAATCGAAAATAATATTTAACTTTGCAAAGTATAATAATAGCGGAACCCATAGCGAAATAATAAGATAAATGAAGGACGTAAGTATAAAGATTAACCCTGTAAGCTTTCCAAACCTGTTTGCTTCTGATAAAGAAAAGGAGACGTATGAATATGGATTGATAATTGGTCAAAGTATTCAATACGAGTGGTTTAGAAAAGATAGCAATGGATGTAAATTTTACGACCAACGTGCAAACTTTAATAAACTTAGACTATATGCTAGAGGAGAGCAATCTGTTGGTAAATACAAGAATGAACTATCTGTTGATGGAGATTTAAGTCACTTAAACTTAGACTGGACTCCAGTTCCTATAATACCAAAATTTATTGATATTGTAGTAAATGGAATGACTGATAGAATGTTTAAAGTTAAGGCGTATGCACAAGATGCAATGTCTACTGATAAACGCTCTCAATTTCAAGAAGCTGTTCAAACAGATATGGCTGCTAAAGATTTACTTCTTCAAGTAAAGAATCAGTTTGGAATCGATGCATTCGATACTCCTGTTGACCAACTTCCTGAAACAGATGATGAGTTATCATTGTTCATGCAGCTTAACTACAAGCCTGCTATAGAAATCGCAGAGGAGCAAGCTATTAATACTATATTTGACGATAATAAGTATAATGATATTAGAAAGAGTATTGATTTAGATATAGCAACAATTGGTGTTGGTATGGCTAAGCATATGTTTCTTCCTGGTGACGGTGTTCGTATAGAGTATGTTGATCCAGCTAATGTTGTTTACAGCTATACAGAAAATCCATATTTCAAAGATTGTTTCTATTGGGGAGAAGTTAAAACAGTACATACTACTGAGCTTCTTAAAATAGATCCTACTCTTACTAACGATCAATTAGACGAGATAGCTAAGTACGGTCAGTCATGGGATAGTTACTACAACTCATCACAAGGATATAATAATAGCATGTTCAATAGAGATGTAGCTACATTATTATATTTCAACTTTAAGACTACTAAGAAGATAGTTTATAAGAAAAAAACTTTAGAGAACGGTGCTGAAAAAATGATACCGAAGGATGATACCTTTAATCCACCACAAGAGATGATGGACGAGGGTAACTTTGAAAAGGTTGAAAAAACAATTGATGTTTGGTATGATGGTATAATGGTAGCTGGTACTAACATTATGCTTAAGTGGGAGTTATCTAAAAACATGGTAAGACCTAAGTCTGCTACACAACATGCAATACCTAATTATGTAGCATGTGCTCCAAGAATGTATAAAGGCAACATTGAATCATTAGTAAAAAGAATGATTCCATTTGCTGATTTGATTCAGATCGTTCACTTAAAAATGCAACAGGTATTAGCTAAGGTTGTTCCTGATGGTGTATTTATTGATGCAGATGGTATCAACGAAGTTGATTTAGGTACAGGAGCAGCATACAATCCAGAAGATGCTTTAAGATTATACTTCCAAACAGGTAGTGTTATTGGTAGAAGCTATACTGGTGATGGAGAATTTAATAATGCTAGAGTTCCTATCCAAGAATTAAATACAAATTCTGGTCAAGGTAAGCTACAGAGTTTAATTGGAAGTTACAACCACTATCTAGGAATGATTCGTGATGTAACTGGATTAAATGAAGCTCGTGATGGATCTACTCCAAACCCTGATGCTTTAGTTGGTGTTCA